AACTTCTTGAGGTAGATTGAACCTCACGGTATCCCATACCGCTTTTATACCCACAGAAAAGAAAGTGTCTTCTATATCAACCCCACCCTCTTTAGTCCTACGAACAGGAGTAGCATCACCACCACAAAGAATAAAAAGATATCTAAGTACCTTTGCCCCTTCAACAGTAGATGCGACAGCCTTGAATGCTATACGCAACTCCTGTACTTTCTTTTCATACTCTTCTTTAGCGAGTTCCTGTTTTGCTAAAACACTTTTCCGGCTAAAGACTTGCTTATCATTTTCTGATGTCATTGTTGTACCATCCCTCCCGTATCTTGCACATTACGCATAGCACCGGCACGAGACACATCTGCCTGTGCATTAGCTTGGTTAGCCTGGGCCATTTTAGCCTGGGCCTCTACTTTTGCCATCTCCATCTGCATTTTAGCCCTATTTTCTCTGATCGTCTTTCTATCCGCTAGGGACCTTGTGACTATAGAGTCGGTTGCGGTTAACTCTTTAAGTTTTTGTGCCGTACCATCAGGATCAATAACATCAACGAAATCCTGGCTAATCGCACCTGCCTCGCCCATAACCGCTATGAATTTCAGAGTACTGTTCAACTCCTCATTATTCATAATCCGGGCAGCCGGAGAAATAAACTGAATATCATACCAATCAATCCCGTCCATCTGGGCTTTTAAAATCGCATCCGGGATTTTAAATGGGGTAAACCCATTTGCCATCAAGGCATTAACTTTAGGATCATTAAAGTTTAATGGATTAGGCACACCAAAAAGCCCCATACCATAAACAATGTCAACTGCTCTAGTTATGGCCTCAACAAGAAAAGACATGATCTGAGTGAAGATAGGGGAAAGAGCATCAGAACGAATCTGGTCTCTCATAACTGCCTCACCCAAAGTCATGCGCTGTTTCGCGTTGAGATCATAGAGTTTATCCAACAGAAAATATGCGGCTATCTCTGTCTTGAGTTCTTTAGCCCACTCATACATAACCCTAAGATCTCCAACCTCAAACAAAGGAAATATGGGTTTCTCTGTAGGAACTGTTCCCGCGACATTGAATACATTCAAAGCCCCGGCAGAAAGATCAACAGCTAACCCAGCCAATGATCCATTGTCATACATACCCAAAGCTGGCTGCGCAATTAACTCACCACCAATTGCCAGCACTTCAGCGGCAATATTTGCCTGAACCACAGTAGGCAGGGCGTCCATAGCCGGACTCCGGCCATAAGATTCATACTCTAATTTACTGTGAAATAGGACTTTAAGTGGTAGTGATTCGTATCCACCTTCCTCTAAATAAGTGTTAGAGTTTGGCATAAAAAGATCCGCTGAATACGGCATCGCCAACTTTCCAGCTTTATCTACTGTTTCGGTAAGGTGTCTAGGCCTAATAGCCTCACATACAACAAACCGGCTTTGGTGATCATTGTTCTGAATCGCGGCTACAACTTCTGATCCAGCCAAAGTCCCATATCTATCGTACAATTCATCGGCTGATACATTATAGTCGATGAAAAGTTCCATGATCTCACCATCTTTATTATATCCAATATAGAAAGAGAGGACGGATTTATTGTGAAATTTTAATGGTGTATCATACCCACCGCTCTGAACAACTAATCCTGAAGTACCATAGATCACAGATTCCAGAATCGTTTCAAAAAGAGAGGTCGTGAGTCTAGACTTAGGTCGCTCCATATATACTGCGAGATCATCACTAATGCGTTTGAAATATGCTTTATGTTCCGCAGAATCTTCAAGAAATTTTGCCGGGATCAAACGAAAAGTACCTTTCTCGTCTTTCCAAGTCATTCCCATAAGAGCGGAGGCCATCTGTTTTGCACTCATGGCTCCTATGTTATCATTGATATTTCCATCGTTAGAAAACTGACCCTGTACGACTTGAGGGGTATACATCTGAAATTCAGCCTTGATCTGATAGAAATATTGACTTAACGCAGCGTACTGATTATTAAAATTAATCTTGGCTGTCATGTAGCCAGTACGAGCGCGATTTAGCTTTTCAAGCTTTGTACCACCAACCATAATTGCTTCAGCCATAATTTTTCTCCTTATCTTAGTTTCGCTGAGGAGGTTTTTCCTGTCTCATCTAATCCTGTAGGAGAAGTAAATAATACGCCACTCCTGTATAGGCGTTTCTTTGCTTGTGTTTGAGCCTCTGCCTCTGTTAACTCACCTGTAGCCGCAGAAACCCGGCTATCAACAGGTGCTGGTGTGTCATCACTAAATCCACCAGCCGCCGCATAGCCTGCGGCTCCCACTAATGCAGTTGCCGCTACCCCTGCTGCCGCAGCCCATGCCGCAGAAACCCCCAACGCTAATCCGATTGCTGTAAAAACTGGCATAATAATCCCCCTTTAGGTTATTTACCCGGTTTAGGTTTAATGGCTCGGTCTTTACTTAACGGCCGGGCTTTTTTAGATTTACCACATTTATGATCAATCTTCTTATCTTCTGCCATTTCACAACTCCTTTATATAGTGTACTTCCATCGGCCTGTATCCCAGCCGTAAATAAAACTCTCGCAATTGATCCTCTTTATCATTACACATGTGGACCATCATCATGCGTTTTATTCCTTTTTCTTTGACCCAATCTTCTACAAATTTCAAAAGTCTGGCACCACAGCTACGATGCTCTTTTAACACAAACCACATAAGTTCAGCATAGGTTTCTTCACCGCTTAGTGTATCAGTAACAACCTGTCCAGCTAAAAGACCAACAACCTTTCCATCTTTTATTGCAACAAAAGATGTCTCTCGCACCTTTGTAAACACCCCAGCGATAAAATCCGTATCGACAGTAGAACCAAATTCAGCTAAAGACTCTGCAAAAAACTCATCTATAAGAGCCAATACTGATAAAAAATCTGCATGACCCAGTCTCCGTATTTCCATTACCTATTCCCTTTGGCATATTGATACTCCCCCACCATGAGTTCACTTGGTTTAGAGTTTTTAACAAAAGTCTGGGCCAACCTCCGCGATTTAAAAGGGCTTTTAACTCTAACGGTGTCCGGCCCAGCCACGCTTAATCTTGATTGTGAACTTCGCGCTCTGACCGGGAAAGCAAAAGTCAAAGCTGTCGCATCTGCTATATCACACGATATTCCATCATTATCTTTTTTAATCTGATCCTTGGGTGGGAGGGCGAGCAATCCACGAGATGTAGTTAGCTGAAATCCAGGGATCATCAGCAAATCACGAACAAACACATCCTCATCAGGAATGCTTGCGCCCCCTTCTTCAAACCAATCCTTTAAGAATCCAAACATCTGTGCGCGTTTATTTTTATAAAGTTCAGGCATGAGAGGGGTGGAGCCGAAGTGTATTGCCATCGTTTTAGAGCCGTACCCCATCTCAGCCAGCCGGTCACGACACCCGTAGCCATAGGCCACATCAAGAAACACCATGTCCAAACCTAGCTTATCTATTTTTTGGGCAACGATACCCGCTAGGCGCATGGGCTTGACCGGCTCATTGTGGACCTCGTATTCAACAATACGCCGCCCCTGCCTCACAACCAAGACAGTACGATCTGACCCTTCCCCGCTACCATCGACTCCCATTATCATAGGGGCGAGACTATCAAGGTAAGGCTGACATTTACGTGCGGTTTCCACAAATTCCGGTTTAAGGAGCGTGTCTCCAGTACTCTGAAATGCCTCTGCTAAACAGCAGGGGTATTCCTGTAAAAACTTCCATAAGTCATTGTTGTACTCGTCTTCTAATTTACGTCTTCGCCAAAAGATCTGATCAATATGCAGGTCATAGAGTTCCATAAGTTCAACTTCTTTTGCCGAAGGTGTAAATCTAACAGGAGGCTTTTCGCGGTATTCATCTTGAATGTACCAGGGAATAAAAAGCGTTTTATATCTCGTAAGAGCGTTTGTATCAACGCCCTTCATGCAGAGATTATAGAACATATTGTTCACGCCATTGGCTGTTGACTCCATAATAATTTCTGTCTTTAAGTCTGTCGCAACTCCCTGCATCAACCCGGTTGACAGGTCATCCGTGTTGCCATAGAAAGCAGCCTCTGATAAATGAAGTAGGTGAGGGTTCATACCTCGTCCAACGTCCTGCGCCCCTGCGGTTCCCAATGCATATTCCGAATCGATCCTACCGAATTTTAATTCTTTTTTGTTGGATCGCTCGATGCTTGGCCGCAGGGGATCAGGAAGGTTGGCATACATTCGTTTAACCATGTCAAAAAGATAATCTGTAGATTTGGATATGTGGGCTAA